CCAAGCAACATATCTGTTATTTTCTGTGCTATCAGAACTAGGATAAAACCACCATATTTCTGAACTTTTAGAATTATTAAATCCATAAACTTTACTTTTTTGACTAACATTGTAATCACTAAAGACATAATCACTTACATCACTTGGAAGTGGCTTTACAATGCCATCAAATATAAAAAACTGTCCGTCTGAAAACCAAGCGGCAAAAGTATCAGTTGCAACAACACTATTTGTTGAAACAACACCACAATTAGAACCGACTCTTTCAAAAGAATACACAAATGGTAAACCTACATAAGTGGCTGAATACGCATCAACAGTTGATAGTATTAATATTTGACCTTTAACTCTTACTGCTGTTTGTAGCTTTCCATTACCATTAACATTAAAGCTACCAGATTGATTTGTTGCTGAAGGTGTCCAATCAGTATTATCTTCTAAATCTGACCATTGAACTTTTTTCGGGTCACCACCTGCACCAAGAACCATTAATGCTCTTTCTTCAGTTACAATTAGAGATTGTATGCTAGTAGGACAGTTAGAAATTAATTGAGCTGGTGTTGCTGAATTTAATTGCCATTCATACGCTTTTCCGTCTGTTGTGCTACAACCAACTATATATTGCCCCCAATTATCTAAAGACCAAGTTGTGCAAGGTTGAAACAAACCGCTATCAGGTCTTTGTGTTCCATAATTAGATGAACCAAAAGTATAATTACCATATCCTACACTTTGCGTAGCATCATCTGTTCCTGTAGTAAAACCAGCTGGAGTTATGTCGTATTGTGTTCCGTCAATAGTGTAAGCATAAAGTTTATTAGAAGTGCCTACAGCTAATCTTCTGTTACCAGCGTTATCAATCCAAGATAACATTCGTCTAGCTTTCCCTGTTGTTGTGGCTGTTCCAAATTGACTCCAGCCCTTAATTGGTTGCATAGCATTATTATTCCAACGAACTAAATTACAATCGTGCCAACGGCCTTTTGATTGAAATTCTGTTCCGTTCTTATAAACTCCACTTGGTATATCTAATTCAACATAAGGCATTATTCCTCGCTTTTAACATCTTTTAATTTAGCGACTTCTTGTTCTAACATTTCTATTTTCATATCTTGTCTAGCGTCATCTGGTAGGCTACCCATCTCACCTCTTGGCCATTTAATTCTAAATTCACTATTTAACTCTATGTCTTTCATCTGTAAGTCAAGTTCATGTTCTATGAAGTTTAGTCTTTCAGAAACGCCAAAATAGCCCCATACTGCTACTGCTACTGTTCCAATTATAGCAATTAAATTTCTTAGTGGTATCGCTATAACTGAATTATCTGAAACATTTAAACTTTTTTCTGCCATTATTATCTCTCAATCAAATATAATATTTCAGATATTTTCATAGCTGTTGCTTTAGTCGTTTTTAAGTCTGGCTCTATATTGTTTTGATAGGTAACTAACAAAACTCCCCAAGCATCTTCTGAGGACATGATAGGACAAGCTGTATTAATTACATCTCTATCTAAAGAGGTGCATTGGCTTAAAACAAAATGACCAATCACATATTCATCACCTTCCATAAAATATCCTGTTGGTAATAAATCTTCGCTGTTTCTAGGTTCATTATACAAAGGCACTATATTTCGTGCATCTATCCAATCATATAACCATACTGATTCAATATCTCTATTTGACCTTAGAAGTTTAGTAATTAAATCTTCTACTTTAACTTTTTTCTCAGGGTCTTTCTCATACACTTCTACTATTGGAATTTCGTTATCTTCTTCAACACCAAGATTAAGATATTGTTGAAAACCTATATATCCAATTACAGCTACAATTATAAGACTTGTAATCTTCATAACAAAAGCTGACCAAGATTGTTCTGGTGATATTATTCCTTTTATTGCATCAATAATTTTATCCATTATATTACTTTCTCATTTTCTCTATTGCTCTACTTGAGAACCAAAAACATACAACTGAACTTAAAATACCAACATCTGTTTCTGAATATATTTCTGGTAAAAACTCATGTAAATCACCACCATTTTGATACACTTGCACAACAGCTAAAGTCTTTGCAGTTAAATACAATCCTAATATTGCAAAAGTAACTGTAGGTCTGACAAGACCACTTAAATTAACTATCCATTTACTAGCGTTGTTTTGAATTGTTTGACTGTGCTGATATACACCTGATATTTCGGCTTCATCTGCTTTTGCTTTAGCTACAGTTATTTTATGTTTAGCGGCCATTTCCATTAAAGCTAATTCATGTTTTTGATTACTCTTTTGTTTGAAATGGTCAAGAACCGCAGGTAAACCTGAACTAGCAAAACCTAATAAAGAGCCAATTAAACCGAACATGATTCTAAACACCTCTCAAAACTTTGTTTCATTATAGACTTATCGTAAAAATGTGCTTCAGATAATTTATGTGTTTTTGTTTTTATTTCATCAACTAATTTAAAAATTACTGTTTCATGGTCTGAACCAAATAAAGCAATTATATCTGTATCTTCTTTTGTGTATTTTCTTTTTTCACCACCAATGTTAGTAGCAAAATTATATCTAGGTTTACCACCTTTTTTTCTATTGTAATCTCTTGAGAGAGCAGATTTTACTTGAATACGAATAGGTCTGTTTTTGTAATTAACAATTACATCATAACCTTGCGTATCAACAAAAGCTGTTTGATAACCAAATTTTTCAAGAATGTAACACACAAACAATTCTCCTATTCTTCCTTTTTGTCTATTGTTATTCCCCAAGCATTTTTCCAAACATTGTGGCGGCGGCAGCCGATATACCACTAGCCGTTAAAAAGATACCTATAACAATACCTTTACCTGACTTCATTTGTCCTTCAAGAGAATCAAGTCTTGTATTTAATCTTGTTACTTGCTTTTCAAGACTTTCGACTGCTTCTATTAATTTGCCTTGTTCAAGTTCAGATAGACCGCTCATAACAATTACTCGTCATGGTCGCAGTCGTAATGAACATTGTTAAAGTTTAAAGCTAAAATCTTTAATACTTTTTTAGCGTCATCTGGTAAAAGACTTGTAGGAACAAAGCTACATACTAAAGATGATATTGTTACCACACTTGTTAAAATTAATAATAGTATAGACATTTAAACTCCTATTCGTCTGGTTGTTCTGGGAAATCAATATAAGGAAATCCTGATTGCTCTGGGAAATCTCTTAATGATTGTCTGTATGATTCCATTTCTTCAGATAAAGTTCTATCAGTAAGAGCGTAATGGTCTGTATTTTTTAACAGTTCATCTCGTTCTCTCCTTTTACTTGCCTCATCTGCAAATTTTTCATCATCTGTCTTACTTTTTACAGACCAACCTAAACTCCAATTTCCGTCTGCATAAGAAGGGGTATCATCTGCTACCGCTCTTTTATCATTGGAAACTTCAGGTCTAGCTTCGTTAGAAACAGGATAAACTTTATATGATTGTAAAAGTGAATCCGTTATTTCACTAGGAAAGCTAGTGTTAGGATTGTCTGTTTTAAGTTTTTGAATAGAGTAAGGGTATTCATCAATAACACCTCTACTTTTTTCTTTAACATGACTCATTTTTTTCTCCTTTGTTTTAATTAATTAACTAACATTTGAACCAGAATATAACTTAGTCCAAACAGCATCTTCTCTTAAATTACAATGTTTATGGGGTTTGTTGGCATGTTCTACAGGAAAATCAAATTCTATTGTAGAGCCTACTTGTCCGTTAGTTGCATCAAGAACACGAATTTCCCACCTTTGATTGCTTGTGGCAAAATTAGGACACCACATACCGACATATCCATTATCATTTATTCTTCTCATGCCTATACTTGGAACTTCAGTTATATTAGAAGGGCTGGATTCATAAATTTTTGCTACTGCCCTATAACAAACATCTGAATAATCTGTTCCATCTCCGCCTGACGCATAAGCCATTGATTGACCACTACTGTAGGTAGTTCCTGTTTCAACATAACCAAGATTATATGCGACTGAACCCCAACCCGTTGCGTAACTTCTAATAAATCCCCACATACCTTTTACTCCGTCTGAAGTAACTGTACACTGTTGTTCGTAATCAAAAGTCAGGTTTCCTTGTGTGCTAATAGCGTAAAAACTTCCAAAATCAAAAGGTGAAGTTATTGTTGGTAATGGTGGTTTTTGAGATGATTCATTACTAGAAGTAATCCCCATTGAATCTCCTGTATCACCACTAACTGCGGCAGCCTGATTTTCTCCATTATATGAAACCCAATTTTCATCAAAGTATTTTTGCATTGATAAACCTGAACATATTCTAACTGCCGTTCCTCTTGAGTAATTAGAAGTTGGGCCAAACATAATGCTTCTGTTTGATATTCCTGTAGGAGTATCTTGGTCTATAACTTCACTCGTTATTCGCACATTGAAACTACTGCTTGTGCTACCTTCTTGACGAGCAATATAAACTTCTCCTGTTGCATACTCTTTCCAATTATGAAAACCACTTGTTGTATTGTAGTCATAATTAACCACAGCACCACCATTATAAAGAGAAGTATTTCCAAAAGTAGAACCTGTGCTAAAATCACCAAAAACTGTAGGTGTTGTTGTTCTGTCGTTAGTAAAATTATAACCTTGCAATCTATTAGTTGAGCTTGCTGTGGCCCACAGATTTTGAAGCCAACCTAAAGTTTCTGTTCCACCTGAACTATTAAAATAAACAGGAGTAGCAAGACCATAACTAGGGCCATAGAGAGCAGAAGTAAAGGTAGGTAAATCACCTGAATCGTAATAAGTACAATCTCCTGTTTCTGTATCAATAGCCCAAACTTGTTGATTACTTGATTTCATAACCCACCAAACATTACCTACTTCACACCACCATTGTAAATCTCCTCTGCCGTCTGTAGGAAAATAATATAATGGGTCGCTACTACTTAATGAGTAACCAACCTCTTTTGACCAAGCTATATTACCTTCAGTATCGACTGCATGAAGAAAGACTTTATCACTACCAGAATTGTCGCTTTTTGTTTGAATAGGGTATTTTACAGCTCCAGCACCACCACCACCACCAGCGGCAGCCATTATAGCTTTAGTTCCTGTTGTCATTTTTTACTCCTATTGTAAGTCTTGTCCTGATACAAAACCATACCAATTAGTTCCAGCATCAACAGTTAATAACACTATTACATCTGTATTAGATGATGATAAAGTAGGTGCTGTTCCACCAGCCCATTTAACAGCCGCTCCCCATGCAATCGTGTATGCAGAACCCGTTATTTTCAGAACCATAGCGTAAGCATCTCCTGAAGTTGGAATATTACTTATAGTTAATGTTGTTATATTTTGTGAGGGTGTAAACTCGAACACATTTGCAGTAGCACAATCTAAAGTTAGTGTGCCTGTGCTTTGTGTAACTGCTGATTTTGTTTCTCTAGCACTTGTTGATTTTAAAGTTGTGGCTGTAACTGCACCAGCTACAGAACCACCTATTGTTGTTCCGTCAACAGTTCCCCCGTCAATATTTGCAGTAGTTACAGTTCCTAAATCAGAAACAGTAGCACCATTAAAATTAATAGTTCCTGTTCCTGTTAAGTTTGTGGCTGTAATAGCACCAGCGGTAGTTCCACCAATAGTTACTCCGTCAATCGTGCCTCCATTTATATCGACTGTAGTTACAGTTCCTAAATCAGAAATTGTTGCACTAGCGGCTGATATGGCCGCAGAATCAAGTGTAACAGTTCCACTACCTACTAGCGTTCCACCTACACTTAAAGTTTTTCCCGAACCGACTTGCAGTCCGACTGAAGTTCCTGTTCCAGCATCGGCAAAAAGAGCATCAAGAGTATCTAAATCAGTATTTAATTTAGTTCCCCATGTATCTGTAGAAGCACCGACTTCTGGTTTAGTCAAACTCAGATTTGTTGTTGTTGTATCTGCCATTTGCATTTACTCCTTAAAAGTTATGCCGCTACCTTATAGACTTCAGTCC